CCATATGTTTTCAAGAAAACAAATGAACGAGCTGAAACAGAAGTTGCTTCAGTAATTGTAGGTCGAGAATCTGAATTTCGTACTTTTATACCAGTTATATACGTTAACGAAGAAAAAAACTTTTTTATTTCAAAAATGGCAAATCCACTACCATTACAATACGTCGAAATGATTGATAATTTTAAAGATCATTTTTCTAAGTTTGCACAGCAACAAGAAACAGAAACTAGTTTTTTTGATTATTTAGATGCAGAAGGTGCTAGAAATACAGAACCAGTATTAGTAAATTTTTTAAGAAACTTGCAACAAGATATTATTCGTACTGGAATTGATGAATTAGATTTAGACATTGACTTTAAAAGTAACAATGTTATGATATATGAAAATAGATTAATTATGATCGATTGGTAATTATTATAAAAAGGAAGCAACTATGAAATTAGTAAATTTATTAAAAGAACAAAATAATGCAGCTGTTGTACCGTCAGGTTCGCCGCTATTAAAACTAGGCTCTCGAGGTGATACAGTAAAACAATTACAAACAATATTGGGAATAAATGATAATAATTCGAAGTTTGGTATTGATGGAAAATTCGGGCCTGAAACTGCAGCATGGCTAAAAGTTTGGCAAAAAGAACATGGGTTAACAGCCGATGGGATATATGGTCCTAATACTGCAGCTGCAATGAAGAAAGATCCATCACCTGTTAAAGATCAAGGTAAAGTTAAACAAGAGCTAGTAAATTTACCTAAATCAGATAAGCAAACAATAAATGCAGATACTACAAAGCCTATAATATTAAATCAATCATATTTCTATAAACAGTTAGAATCTACATTTCCAGATATGTTTAGAGGTGATCAAAAAGGAGTACAAAATCCTAAAAAAATATTAACAATTAGTGGTGCTGCTAATGTATCAGAAACATATGAAAAAGCTTTAAGGAGAGGCTTAAAAAATCCTTTACAAAATGTATCAGAAGTTCGATTATTAGATATGTTTGAAAAATTATCTAGAGATTTACTAGCAACATTTTTTAAAAGATATAAAGATATAAATGGTACGGAACTGTATATAGATTTAAAGGATACAACATTTGATACTAGCGAACTAAATTCATTATATAATATAATTAAATCAAACTCATTAAACATTGCTGCAAATTCTAAACGTTTGATGTTTAAAAATAATCAAGATAAATGGCAATACATATAAAATAAAAATATTAAAAAAAGTTATGGCAAAAAATCATTGGAACTCGAAATCAAAAACGAGACAAGAAGCATACAAGTACGGCTATAAATCTGGATTAGAACATAAAGTAGCTGATACATTAAAAGAAATAAATTACCCAGTTAATTATGAAACTGAAACACTTCATTATATAGTCCCTTCAACGAAACATAAATATACACCCGATTTTGTTTTTACCCGTAAAGATGGCGGTACCATGTTTGTTGAAACAAAAGGCCGGTGGACTACTGCAGATCGTAAAAAAATGAAACATGTTTTGCAATCTAATCCTGATATCGATATTCGTATTGTATTTCAAAATCCAAATCAAAAAATAACAAAAGGTAGCAAAACTACATATGAAATGTATGCGTTAAAAATGGGAATTAAACATGTAGCAAAAAAGATGATTCCTGCAGAATGGTTAGCAGAATGCTGTCAAACAGATGAAATTCCAACCGAAAAGAAAACTTTTTTTAAATTTTGATTGGAAATGTGAAAAAAAATGATTAAATTCTAATGTAAGTAATGGCATTTAATTAATTGAATGAATGAAATGTTTAATGTAATGAATTCGTTAGACCAGAAATGAAATGTATGGGATGACATAAATTATTAATAATTATATTATATTATTAAGGCATCTTTTGAATCGTTCTACATTTTCATTATATTATATTAATGAACAATCTAAAATTACTACAATTATTAGAAACAGTACTTGGCAAAGGCAAACCAACTTCACGTGGTAATATTTCATTCTTTTCTCCATTTGCATCTCATTATAAGCCAAAATTAGAAGTAAGATCTACACCAGACGAAAATGGAGATTATACATGGCATTGTTGGATATCTGATCAACGCGGTAAATCAATTTATACTTTATTTAAAGCTTTAAATCAACCAAAAGAGCGTTTTGAGCAGCTTGCAAGAATAATTCAGAGTTCGAGATATAATTCAACAAAACAAGAAAAGCAAGATGTAATACTTGAATTGCCAGATGAATATCATCCATTATGGGTGTATAAAAAGTCTTACGAATATAATGCGGCAATGCATTATCTTAAAGAACGAGGCATTACAGTATTTGATATTATTAAATATAGGATTGGATATGCAGAAAAAGGGACGTATAACGGAAGAATCATTATCCCAAGCTATAATGCTAGTGGTAGTCTTAATTATTTTGTTTCTCGTATTTTCCGTGATAGAGAAACTATGAAACATAAAAATCCTGCAGTTTCGAAAGATATTATAGGATTTGAAATGCTAATTAATTGGAGAGAGCCAATTGTTTTATGTGAAGGTGCATTTGATGCAATTGCAATAAAACGAAATGCAATACCATTATTCGGTAAAGTAATTCAACCAGCATTACAAAAGAAAATTATTGAAGAACATGTACAAGACGTTTATATATGTTTAGATTCTGATGCATTAAAAAATGCATTGAATATTGCAGAACGTTTTATGAATGAAGGATTAAATGTTTATTTTGTAGAATTGCAAGATAAAGATGCATCAGACTTAGGATTTGAAACAATTACAAAATGCATTTCAGAAACCGATCAAATGACATTTGAAGATTTAATGACAATGCGTATGGGAATGTTATGGAAATAAATAAAATTAATATTGGTATTGATACTATAGATAAAATATTTCATGTGTCAGATGTACATATTAGAACATTGAAACGACATCAAGAGTATCGCAATGTTTTTGAAAACATGTTTTTAACAATTGCGCAAGAAGCTACCGATCGATCAATTTGTATTGTTACTGGCGATATTGTGCATTCAAAACTTGATATGTCACCAGAACTTATCAACATGTTAACTGAATTTTTTAATGGTTTTATGTTGCCTACAATTGTAATATTAGGTAACCATGATATGAACTTAAACAATATGCATCGTATTGATGCATTATCTCCAATAATTAATGTTATCAACAATAAAAACATACATTTTATAAAAGATAACGGGTTGTTTGAAATTGGTGGAGTTTTATTTAATCATATGGCAATCGATGTTGCTCCAACTAATTATATAAAAGGAACAACTATTAACACAGAACATTTTAAAATAGCACTACACCACGGTGCTGTTCATTCAGCACGTACTGATATTGGGTATAAAATTTCAAATGAACATGTTACTGTAGATATGTTTGATGGGCATGATTTATGTTTACTTGGTGATATTCATAAGGCAAATCAAATACTGCAGACATATCATGTTAATAATGGTATTAAAAAGCCAGAAACAAGATATGTGGGTTCATTGATTCAACAGAATCATGGAGAAGCGTTAGAACATGGTATTTTAGTATGGGATTTACCAAATCGTACTGCAGAGTTTCTAGAAATACAAAATGATTTTGGATATGTTACGTTTGAAATTGAAAATACTACGATTGTTAATGCTCCTAAACGAATGCCAAAACGTCCTCGTGTAAGAGTTAAATTTAAAGACACAACTGCTGCTGATATGAAAAAATTCATAACAGCATTAAGAAAAAAATATTCAATTGAAGATATATCAATTCAACGTATAACTGACATATCTTCTAATGTATCTGCTGCAAATATTTCTATAGGAAATGTTCGAGATGTAGAATATCAAAATACACTTATCACAGAACATATCGAAAATAATTATCCGCAAGCAACAGATTCAGAGATTGATGCTATACGTCATATAAACAGAACAACAAATTCAAAGTTGCCAGTATTAGAATCAGTTCGAAATATTACATGGCATCCTGTTTCATTTGAATTTTCAAACATGTTTTCATATGGAGATAATAATCAAGTTGATTTTACAAAACTTCAAGATGTAGTAGGTCTATTTGCACCAAATACATCTGGAAAATCATCATTGTTAGATGCAATAACATATACTATATTTGATAAATGTAGTAAAACTGGAAAAGCAAAAGAAATTCTTAATAATAAATCAAATAACTTTTTCGGCCGCTTTGTTTTTGAAATGAATGGTATAAATTATACAATTGAACGAATTGGAACAAAACAAAAGTCAGGCCATGTTAAAGTAAATGTAGAATTTTATACTGATTCAAAAAATCTTAATGGTGAAGAACGAAGTGAAACAAATAAAAATATTCGTAAGTATTTAGGAACATATGATGATTTTATTTTAACTGCATTTTCATTGCAATCAGATAATAATAATTTTATTAATAAGTCTCAAAGAGAACGAAAAGATTTATTATCACAATTTTTAGATATTACTGTATTTGAACAACTTTACCAACTTGCTTCTGAAGATATTAAAGAAACTGCAGGTAAATTAAAAGAATATAAGAAAACAGATTTTGCACAAATAATAAATGATGCAGATGATATCATTTCACAAAATATTGATCAAATTACTCATCATGAAAAAGAAGAAGCTCGAGTAAGAAAAGGTGATGATGAATTACGAGACGAGTTATTACAAAAAGTAGAAAGCAAATTACCAACAACATATACAGGTCCTTTAATCAATCAACTCAAACGAGAAGAACAACAATTAACTGACAAGATACAAAACCTGCAGGATGAGATTGAAGAGAAGGAACAAAAAGTTGAAGAAAAAAATAATATACAACTAAAACTTCGTGTTGAAATTGAAAAGTTTGATCGTGATGATATTGAATTTAATGTTGGAAAGCATGACTTATACAATACAAAAATAGAAACACAAACACGAATAGTAAATAAACAAAGGACGTATGTAAATGGATTACAAGAAAAAATACAACATCTTGACACACACGAATATGACCCAAACTGCAAATACTGTACATCAAACGTATTTATTAAAGATGCACTCGAAGCGAAAGATCGTATCAATGACGAGCGTGACGTATTAACAAAGCATGAAGAAGCATTAACAAGTTTTAAAACAGAACAACAAGAATTATCTCAATATTTAAAACAATATTCAAAATTAGAATCATTGGTAGCAGAACGAAAAGGATTACGAAATAATATTGAACATGATGAATTGAGATTACAAATTTTAGAAAATGAATTACAGACAAAAGAATCTGAATTAGAAACATGTTTAGAACGTCAAGAACAATACATAATCAACCAAACAGCAATTGAAACAAACCAACAAATTGAAGATACAATTGGTATAATTAAAGACGGTTTAGATTCAAACAAACAAGTACTTGCTCAAATAACAACATGTATCAAAAATTTACATGGTGAGATTGAAGTAGCAAAAACAAAAAAGAAACATGCACTTGAAAGTTTAGAATCATACAAAAAATTAGAAACTGAATACAAAGCATATGAATATTATTTACAGTCAGTAAAAAGAAACGGTGTTCCATACGATATCATTACAAAAGCTCTTCCAAAAATCGAAGCTGAAATAAATAATGTACTCAATCAAATAGTTGATTTTAACATGGTTTTAAATACAGATGGTAAAAATATTAATGGTTATATAATTTATGATGAAGATAATTTCTGGCCATTAGAATTAACATCAGGAATGGAACGTTTTATTTCGTCACTTGCAATTCGTGTTGCATTAATAAATGTATCAGCACTCCCTCGTCCTAATTTTATTGCAATTGATGAAGGATGGGGGAGTTTGGATTCAGAACATATTGCTGCAGTAATCAACCTATTTGAATATTTTAGAAATAAATTTGATTTCTCAATTATTATTTCCCATGTTGATTCTATGCGTGATATGGTAGACAAATTACTTGAAGTTAACAAACAAAACGGATTCAGTCATATTTACATGTAAACATATTTATACTAAAATCAAGTTAGTATATGTTGCAGGATAAAAAAACTGAAAAATATGAAGGTTTACGATTTCTAAATGTTCTATATGTAGATACATCGGAGACATCACCACAATTATTTCAAATTACTGATTTTCCTAAAATTTTAACTGCCGGTCGTAATTTATTTAAATTAAAAGGACATCCTGAAAATTTAAATGTTGGGTCGTTTGTTAACATTGAAATATTAGACAGCAACGGCAATCCTATATATCATGAAATCTTAGATTATATTGAAGAAGATAAATCAAGAGTTGTTGCAATTTACATATATGATCACACGCCACCTGGCGATGCTTTAATTACAATTGTAGGTACTGCTAAAACAATTGAAGGACAACAAGTCCCAATAGATTGGAAAGATCAAATCAATGTTAAATGGGAAAAGTTTGTTACTGTTAATCCAACATTACAAAATAATTCTGAAATTATTTATGTATCAAAACGTGACCCAGAACGTTTATTTGAAGCGATTCAAGTACCTCAAATACAAGTAACAGAACAAATAATTACATATCTTGATCGTGAATATATTGATGGCAGTCAGTTTAAAATATATGATACTGGATCAGTTACATATTCATTTTCTAATAACACTGCAATCATAACATTAACTGGAGGTGCATTTAATCAAGACATGGAAGGTGGTACATTTACATGTACGAACCCAATTAATCCGAAACCAAAACCATTAGATGCTACAGGCGTTAGCGGAACAAAAACTGTGAACACGTCAGAAAAAGCAGCACCTAGCTTCGGAGCAAATCCTACTAAAATAATTATTCCGAAAGAAGAATCACCGACAGGTGAAGAAACAATAGAATATATACCAATAACTTATTCATATAGCAGTAAAATTAAAAAAGTATTATCTGCTACAACAATTGAATTAGAAACGCCATACCAAGTTTCTTTTGTTGGTTCGAATGCAACTCATACATATACATCATTTGAATCTAGTAGTTATACAATTTCATATGAGGGTGACCCAGAATACATTAGTACATCAGACTCTGAATCTTTTGCAAACATTGTAATTAACGATTTAGAGCCTGCAACAGGTGATACTACATACATTAAAGTATATTATAAAAGTAAAGGTGCTCCCGCGGGAGATTATAATTTTTTAAATGAAGTAGAGGTCGGATATACAGAATTATTAGTAGATTCAAGTTCATTGAATCCAGATACTAAAATAGGACGTATAAAATCGCAAAATACTATCGATAATTATTGGGAGGCTTCATACTATGAAGGCACAACAATAGCAGGTACACCAACACTTACATTTGAAACGTCATCTATAATTAATGCAATATCAGTAGGTAGAATTTCTGGAAAATCATTAGATTCAATCAATAATGTAACGGTGCTTCAAAATAAAGATGCTTACACTGAAACTAGAATTGGCGCACAAACAAGACATAAAATAACATTTGATGCATACTCACAAAAAAATTCAAATGATACTAAATATCCGGTTATGCATGTATATCTTTCTGGGTCTGCATTTGATTTTGATTCTGGAGATATATACAATCAAAATTATCCAAAACGTTTTGGAAAACGAATTGCAACACTTCGTGCTATTGGAAACACACAAAAATTTTATGAACAAGAATATGAACCAGTTTCTAATGACTCAGGTTCAGCATCAATATTATTTGTAATTGAAACAGGGGATTGGTCAGTTTCAAACATACGAATGCAAACAAACAATGATGCGGGTTATACGCCTAATACATTTGCATTTCGTACACAGATGCCAAAAACACATAAAATTGGCAATCAATTAGATTTTAAATTTGAATATTATACTGCTAACAAACAACGTAGCAAACAAGTAACATTTGTAGAAGCTACACAGAATTGGGAAGGTGGAAACCTTTATATTGATGGTGGTAGTAATTTATTAACTGGATCTGTATATGTTGGTAATGCAATTGGAAGTGGAATTGAATTAGCTGGTGTTGCTTCTGGTTATATTCGTAGTTTAGGTTATAATGGATATTTAGCAGCAACACAAGGTTCTGGTTCTGGATTTATAATATATTCTGGGTCATCAGATCTTACATTTGGAAGTGTAAGTGATGGCACGATACAAAGTTATACAGGAATTGGATTAGAATTAGTTTCGCCAAACGACTCAAGTCATTTAATATTCCAAACTAAAAATGGTGGTTTGCTAGATATTAAAACTGAGAAATTCTTCATAGGTACAACAGGTTCTCAATTTATTTCTGGTAGTGATGGTGACATAGAAATTAGTTCATCATTGTTTCATTTAGACCCAAAAAATAATTTACTCGTAATTGGTGCTGATGCAGCTATTAATGCTGACTTAACAGTATATAATATACGAACACCAGCTCTAATTGGAGGGGTTCCTTCAACTACTGCTAATGCATCATCATCGATAACATCCGATGGTTTTGCTAGATTTGTATCAGCATCAATTGGTGGATTTAATATTTCTGAAACACAAATATTTTCAACAAACGAAAACATTATACTTAAATCTTCAGGCGAAATTACAGCATCACAAGGATTTTTATTTGGCGACAAAGCATCATTACAATATGTACAATGGGATAATGGAAGTTTAGTTGTAAGAGGAGATTTATCAGTAGATCAAATATTTACTCCTGCATTAATAGGAGGCTCTCCTGCTAACATAACGAATGCATCATCATCTATTACTAGTGACGGGTTTGCTAAATTTGTATCAGCATCAATTGGTGGATGGTCTGTAGATACAGGTTCTATACAAGGTAGCAATATCATTATGTTGCCGGAAGGAACAATACAAACAAGAGACTTTGCAACAAATGTTAAAGGATGGAAAATATCTTCACTTGGTAATGGTACGGCTGAGTTTGAGAATGTACGAATCAGAGGTACACTCGCAACTACTACATTTGAAAAGGAATCGGTAAACGCAGTTGGTGGTCAATTATATGTAGCAAATTCAACTACAATATCTGGTTCATTTTATGATGAATATTACCCAACTGATACTGCATCATTACACGGTGGCTCGTTTCCCACATTTGATGCAGCAACTATTTCTATAGATGGCTCAGCATCAATTGATGTCGATACTCG